TACAGTTACCTACTTGCCAACCGCTATCTATCATATTAAGGCAATCCACTAATATCTGAATATGGTAGCGTGGGGAAGCAGTGAAAGGAAATTTGAGGGTCTTATCGTTGGGATTGCGGAACTTGTAATTCTTCAGGTTAGCGCCCTCACTGTCCATAGTAAGGGTATATTCAAAGTGATGTGTGTTATGTTTGACTATCTTAGCAGGTTGATTGAGAGTATAACGCTCATTAGCAAACTCGCACCAAGCCCCTGTAGGTATGTCGGTGTAAGTAGGCAAGGCAAAATATAAATTAAGGGTATGCTCGCCCATTATGGAGTGGTATCGGTAGCTCTCATCAGTGGGGAGGACATCTATATAGGTGCTGTTAAAGTGAATTTGCATATTCGTTAGATTATTGTTAGTTGTAAATCAAACTTAGACCAAATGAGTGAATTGTCAATATATAGTTCCGTTATTTTACTGTCTTTATAGATACAAGTGTACTCCTTTTCGTTATACTTGAGCGTTCGTGCATTAGGTTGCACTAAATCATAAAGGAAAGCATAATACCCTTTGAGAAAGTCGACAATGGGCAAACGCATAAAGCATTTGAGGGTTGCAACACGCTCCTGAAAGTGTACAGGGGTACTCGCTGCTATAAGTCCGCTCATTGTACTATTTTGGGCTGTGAAAGGCACTTTAGCATTTCCTGCTGCGATTATTTCTTGTTGTGAACCTTCTAATAGTGTAATGCCATACTGAGATAAGTTTTTGCTGTCAATATAGGTTTCTACATTGTAGGCAGTAAGGAGGGGAGCTTGGTAAGTATATCCTTGTAATGGGCTATCATCGGAAAGACGAATATCGGCTACTATATAATTACCATTGTTTTGTACTTTATTGAGCCCTACCAATCGGAGCTTGTAGGTCCGTTGTATTTGCTTAAACGTATAATCGGCATACACACTTGCTGAAAGGAGTGTTACAAGCTGGCTGTATTTACTTTCAGGTAGTAACAACTGTAAAGTGATTTCCTTTGCTGATAGTTTTTGGGTCGCAAGGTCATACTCTGTACCGCTTTCCTCTGCCCAATCGTTTTTATTAGGTGTCTTAAGGGCAGGGTAGGATAAGAGGCTTGCGAGTGAGCCTTCAATGAGTTGTGCATTCAGCGTTTGTATGTCAATATTATTAATTTTCATTAGTAAAATATACCTGTTAAGTCTTTCGGTTTGCGGTTTCTACCTAATATTTCTTCTAAGAATACGTAACGAGAGGCATCAATAGCATGGTTAAAAGCGTCAATGGGTACATTGAGGAATGCGCCGTCTTTGCTTTGGGCATAAGTGTAATTCTTGAACTCTTTGATGATGTTTTCACTTCTGCGGGTGATACATATTTCATACTCTAACATCTTGGTAAGTCCTTCCATAACCGATCCATGCCCTTTGGTTACTGCAGTGATGTTATATCCTGCATTCTTTATTTCCTTCACCAAGCGAGGGTCAGCACTTTCGGAAATGATTTTGTAGATACGATAGGGGCGAAGGGCTTCGATGATGTCGGTGGTAAGCATTTGCGTTTGGTAGCATATTTCATCAATATACACCTTGTTATCAAGGAAAGCGACTTCCACGATAGCGGTAGGGTCGTGAGTAAAACCAAAGTCAAGTCCTAAGTATCGTTTCTTTGCCCAAATAGGTATTTCCTCCACTATAGTAACCTTTTCAAAGATAAGTCCCTCAATCATTGCCTGCTGCCCTAATCCATAGACTTGCCACAAGGAGCGGTTTTTGTGCTGGAGACTCTCTATCTCGTCAATGACCGTCTGCTCCAAGAAAGGGTTATCCTTATAAGTGGATATAAAGTGATAGGTACGAGGGTCCTTGTTTAATTCGCACAACCAATGGTCATCGGAGAAAGAGGGATTGTAATCGACAATGGTAAATTGGGTAGTACGCATTTTTAGCTGTTGGAACTCTATAAACTTGAGTTCGTTGGCTTCATTCACATACAATACATCACGCTTGCGCCCTCTTAGCTTTTGCTCGCTATCAGTAGAAAAGAACTCTACCCATGAACCATTAGGAAAGGTGTATATCATTTCAGACTTATTGATACTGTCTTCATCGAATACATTTAGTTTGTATAATATCTCCTTAAAATCGACAAATACCGACCCCTTGAGGGCAGGTAGGGTAGCACGGACAATAGAAAGGCGTGTCTTAGGGTAAGTAAGACAATAAATAATGAGCCAAATAAGGATATTGAACGTTTTCGAGCTACGGCTGGAGCCTTGTGCTGATACGGTGGTATAGCCCTGCTTGATCGCCTTATCCACTTGGGTATATATGTTAGTGGTCTGTATTATCATCGTTATCTGTTCTTACTTGTTCCCGCTTGTCAATGACTTCAATGGTGATCCCTTGAGCGAGTGGGCTGCCAGCGGTGGTGATGTCCAGTTTGTCAATCACTCCATCTTCAACACGGAAAGTGGATAGTACTGTTTGCATGGCTGTCATACGAGTACGATAATCAACAGGCACTTCGCGGAATTGATTAGGTATTACAGTACCATCTTCATCAGTAAGAGGCTCACGAATAACACCCATAATAGCAACGACAGATACCAAGTTTGATACATCATTGAATGTGCGTGCTCGGTAGGCTTTTTGTACCATTTCCAATTCAGGATTTTTACGAATACGCCCATATACAGATGGATAGGTAACACCAAGTATTTCGGCAGCTTTGGTAGGTTGTCCATTAGCTTTGATAAGAGCCTGTTTAAGCTCCTCGTCAGTATATTTTTCATTATCTATCTTCTTACGTGGTTTCATATCAAAAGTTATTAAATGTTAATCTATCATGTTAAGGACGGTTTCGCCCTTTGCAAAACGTTCATCAGGGTCTATACCCATAATCTCACAGAATGCTGATTTAGCTTCGTATGAGGAAAAGGATAGTGTAATAAAAGCGTCTTCGTTCTTTTGTCGCTCTATAACTTTTTCCTTTACCTGCTGCTTCATCTGTTTGACTTGTTCCTTTTTCTCGTCGTAGGTAGGTTCTTCCTTTTGCGGTGTTATAAGGTCTTCATAAGTTTCTACTTGTGGAGCGTAGTCATTTATATCAACCACGAAATGAGAAAGCTCGTTAATATCGTAGTCACTTAATCCTAAATTGGTATAGTCTATATCGTTGATGTATTCAGCAACAAGGGAATAATCAGCACGGGTGTTGCCAAGTGCTTCGTATGTAAGTTGTTCTTTTTCTGTTTTTATATCAAATGCAACGGCTTCTACTTTTACTTGGTAATCAGTTTCAGGTGTACCGTCATATTTGTAGTATATATCCATGGCTTTGATACGGCGATGTCCGTCTATAAGGTTTCCTGTTACCTTATTCCACTTTATACCTCCGTTGAACCCTACCTTTTTGAGGTTAACAAGTTGGTTTTTGATTTCCTTGTCTGTATGTTTTTTAGGGTTATATGGGTTTAGGTTGATTTGCGAGCGGTTTATTGTTAGGGTCTCAGATTGTTTTAGTTGTTTCATAGTCGTACTCATATAATTTGCGTTCTACTAAGGGAAATTCAGCTATTACCTTTTTCAGATCATTAGGGAAATGGTTACGAAGGAATAGTAAATAGTTAAGGTCGTTTATATCTGTACCTGATGATTGGCTATTACCATACTTTTCGGGAGTGATGAGTTTTTCCGCTTTGATGTATTCTATTATGTTATTATTCTTGTAAGTGGAAAGCGGATATACTTTTTTGTTCTTTTCATTGATAGCCTGCTCCTGATAAGTACGAAGCATTACACGTCTATTCATACTATCAGATTGCTTAAAGCCGAAAAAAGCCCACTTTATAGCTGTTTTTTCTCGTATGTTATCCGTAAGGTCTGAAAGGTTGTAAAGGCGTTGTTTTTCGTTTTGAGCATGTCCCAAGTGTCCAGTTTTGATGTAAGAGAATACAGCAAAATGAGGTATTTGAATGATTTGTGCTTTTGGGTATTTCTTATTGATGTAGTGCATATAGCGTGCGATGTGGTCGAGGTCTTTCACTACATACATAAATACGCACACTACCTTTTCAAAGTGAGGATATAGCAAATTTAGCAAGGCAATACTATCCTTACCACTCATAGAGTGAAATAGTATCACCTTGCTGGTTTTTTGAGCAATTTGCTCGATGACTTGCTGGGCACGGTTAAGCATAAGCTAAAAAAGATTAGATTACTTAGCAAAAGAAGCACTTAACCTTTGGTTTGTTCTACCAAAAGACGAAAGTTTGCCGCTTTCATAATCTTTTTTAGTCTTGTAGACTGTTCTTTTACCATCTGCCCATCGTACTGCATAAGGTTCACTCATAATTGAAAGATATTAAAGTTAAACAATAAAAAAGGTCTGCAAGCTATTACACTTACAGACCTTTGTAGGTTCGTGATTTATTATTATATACCTTTGTGGCTGATGATTTTACCCATAACAAGCACAAAGAAAGCGGGTACTTCGTCTAATTCTTTGCCCTCAAACTGTTGCCACTCATTATCATAATCGTGAAAGTCAAAGCAACGATTAAGAAACTCAATATCATCTTTCACCATTGAGCAGGTATTAATACCGTCAAGCTCTACTACCAAGTTCCACGTTTTATTGTAGTTGGTGAAAAAGATGTGCCTAATATCGTCTCTATAGACTTTATCAAACTCTAATATACCGTTTTCGTCTATACCTTGAAAGTCTGGTTCTTTGAGTTTCTCTTGGTACTCTTTGTACTTTTCTTGGTCGATAAACATTGAAATATATTTATCTGAAAAGGTGCGTATTTCTACTTTCTTTTTACCATTGAGTATATCAAGGGCATTTTCTTTTTTCATTATAAGATGGTACGCCTCTACTGATTTGCCATTTATCTCTATTGTCATTTTTTTAATGTTTTATATTAAGGTTGTAAGTGTTTCACTATTTCAAAGACCTTATACACGCTTTATGTACAAGGCAAAGGTACGATATAAGCCACAAATGGCTACTATAGCTGTTTGTGTAAAGTTTGTTCTTTTTTTGAATTTTCTTTGAATTTTTATATTATTTTAGGTACAAGCCGATAATCATAAGGGCGAGGGTAACAAAGAGGCTCACAAGCCACTTGATAAGGTCTAATTTAGTTTGTGCTAAATCTTCTTTTGTGGCTAATTCTTTTACATTTTTAGTAGATATATAGGTAGTAAGTGCCTCAGCGGTTTCTTGGTTGAGCTTTTTACTTAGTAGTTGGTATAATTGTGTTATAGTGATAGTCATTTCTTTTATTTTAGTTAGGTGCAAAAATATGAAAAATATTTTAAAAACCCTTCTCTTTTGAATAACTTTTTATGCTATATCTAAAATGTTAAATTTGTAGAATGAGCGCCATTCGTTTTTTACTGTATCAAAGTAGGTAAAAAGATTCTCATTAGGTTTTCGGTTGGTAGTGGTAGCAGGTGTGTTTGCCAACGTACCAAAGGCTTGACGAATTGAGCCATCTAACTTCTTGTAGTGAAATTCTACGATTTGGCTTTTCATTTTAGCTTTGAGCTTGATATTTGCCCACGCTTTTTTAAGGCATTCTGAAAAAGAATACCCTGTTTGCTTGAAAAATTGCCATGCGAGGCAAAAGACTGTTTTTCTATCTGTATTTTTCATTTTGATTTATTTTTTAATAATTTTTGCCATTGTCCATAAGTATAAAGTCCAAATTTATTTCGTGCTTCATCTATTGAAATATTGAATTTTAGAATTGCTTGATTTAAAAAATTCTTATAATCAGCGCAGGTTGGTAATTTATTGTCCATTTTGGTAGGTGTTTTAGGAGTTAATAATTAAGATAAATATTTGCAACGTTCTCATAATCGCATTTTTTTAAATATTCAAGCTCTCTATGATAGTTTATATCTTCAAAAAGTCTTTCAATAAATAGTGCTTTTTGAAAGTTATTATTCATAACAGCTTTTTCGTGCTCTAAGATATATTTTATAAGTTCAGTAAAAGTAAAACCATAATTAATAGTTTTAGCTGTTTTTCTTACTCTTTTAAAATCGTTTTCAGAAAGTTCTATTTTTTGAATTTCTGATTGATAATTTTTAATTTGTTCTAATGTTAGCATTGTAATGATTTTTATATATTATTATTGAAAATTTGAGCCTTTTTGCGCCTTGCTCAGGGCTTTGATTAGAGTTCTATTACATCTGAA